ATTGGATAAAGAATTTTATTTTCATAAAGATTATACAATTTATTGTTAAACATATTAATTAATCCATCTGAAATGTCATAAGTTTCTACTATTTTTTTCAGAGCTTTGATTACTTTTTCTCTTTCATTTTTCTTAATAATATAAACATCTGCTGGATTCCAGGAATCTGATTTTCCTAATTTTGATTTCTTTAAAAATTCTGTAATAGTTTTTCCAAAACTTGATTTATCGGTAGCGTCATGTATAATATCATAACTAGTTAAAGAACCTACAATTTTTTTAACTGCTGGACCTGTGAGTTGAAATGTGTTATACCAATCAGCAAAAGCCTCCGGGTCCCTTACGAATATAGATTGTTTAGTATCTTCAGCAGTTGCAATTTTTTTTCGCAAAGACATTACAGTAGCTAACTCACCTGCGTCTGATAGTGCTTTACCTAAAGCATTTCTTGATTTGCCACCCATACCTGAGAATGGTGCTTTATCAATATCTGTAAATGTAAAATATTTTTTACCGTCCTGAAATATATAATCCCATTTATTATTAGGATAAAGTATCTTACTATATTTTGGAAAGTCTGTTTGTACTTTTTCTAAACTATCAATATTTTTAGTTCTTTTAAACAAGTAAGACTTACCATCTTTTACCTTAATCTTCGTGCCTTTTTTAATTTTAGCTACGATAGATACAATGTATTTTGATTTAGATAAATCTGCTTTGCTGAATAATGCCATAGTTCTCTCCTATAACATATTTATAAGAGAGTGTCAACTAGTAATTCCAAAGAAATTTGGGAATACCACCATTCTCTTGCCAAACTTTATGTTGATTTTGAAAGTCTGCTATTTTTTTTGCGTCTTCTTCGAAGAAATATTTAGCTACAACATTCTCTGTAGGTGTTTCTACTACATGCCATAGTATTTTTCTTTCTTCTTTTATCATCTCTACTGAATATGCTAATTTACCTTTCAAATCTACTCCACCTGGCCTCTTATCACCTTTATGAAATCTTACTTTTTGTGTCTTACTTTTTACCATAACTATAATTTAAAATCGCTAAACTTATTGTAAGCGTCCTCTTTTGGTTCTACTTGATTGGCGTCAACTATATTTTGACTTGATTGTTGTACATCATATAATCTCATCTTAGACCTATCAACACCAATAATAAATGCTCTGTTTACGCTTGGGTCATTATATCTATTCTTCAATTGTTTTACTTTCATCTGACCTAGTTTTTCTAATTCTTCATTTGACATTAAGGCAAACATGAAGTCAGCAGTAGCAGGTAGACCAAAAGATTCAGAAGTATCTTCAAGACCAAGGTCTGTACTTACGAAACCAGTTCTAGTTGTTTGTGTCGCACTAAAGATAGGCACATTTGCCTCTACAGCTAGACCCCTTAACTCTTCAGCAATTGCTTTGATGTAGAAGTAAGATGATATATTACCACCTTTAAATCTAGCACTAGCACAAATATTTAGATAATCAATAAAGATAACATCTGGTTTAAAACTTTTCTTTAATGCAAGTTCATTAATCAAAGACTTGAAGTGACCACTATGAGCAGACGCTGTTGGATATTCTTTGATGATAAGTCTACCTTGTGTTTTCTCTCTGAGTTTTTTAATCTTGCCATCATATAATGATTGAGGCATATCATGTAAATCTTCCATAGTGACATCTAGTAAGTTTGCGTCAATTCTTTCTGCAATTCTTTCCTCTGCCATCTCTAAAGTGATATACAATACATTAAGACCTTGCAACAAATAACTAGCCGCTACATGACACATGAACAATGATTTACCAACGCCAGTACCAGCAAGAGCAATGTTTAATGTCTTACTTGGAACACCACCTTTGGTAATTCTATTCATATAATCTAAATCAAATTGATACTTCTTCTCTTTAGTATGATAAAATTTAAATCTACTATCTGCGTCTTCAATGTAATCGTGACCAACTGACTTGTCAAATGATACAGCCAATGCCTCTGATAGAATATGTGGTATTGCCTCTGGTGTTTGTGTCTTATCTTTATTATCTAAGATTTTAATACCAGCTAATACAGCATTGTGTACAGCACGGTCTTTACAAAACTTTTCTGTTGTATTTAATAACCATTGGTCATCTGATTCAGTATTCTCAACACCAACAACATAGTCTTTTATGTGTTGTAATTCTTCTTCATTAATATCTCTTCGACTATTCAGTTCAATTAGAATAGCGTCTTTTGTAGGAAGATTATTATACTTCTCAATGAAACCAAAGACTTCACCAAACAATAATTGTTCAACACGATTACTAAAGTATTCTTCTTTAATAAAAGGTAAAACCTTTCTAGTGTACCCTTCGTTAAAGAAGAGGCTAGAGATTATTGTATTCTCAATCCGTGATTGCTGTACCATTATCTAATTTCTCCTCTAGTAGTTCTATTAAAATGTCGCCGATATAATCTATAAACTCTTTGTTGTCAAGCAATTCTAAATCATTAGGATTCTTATCAACTGTGTAATCAAATCTCATAGGCAACCTGCCATCTGGAAGTTCTTCCTCTTCCTTAGCTAGTTGCACTTTGCCATAATGATAAATTACATCTTTGAATTTACCCTCTGTCAACTTGACACAAGAATGTTCTTCGCCACTTTTTTGAGCGAAGGTATATCTTTTAGTCTTCGTCTTGTCCGTATGTGAATTTTCTTTTTGCATGTTCATCAATTTTATCTAATACTTCTTTTGTAAAATACTTTTCTGGATTCTCGTTGATAGTTTTACCAAATACTTTTGTACCATCAGCCATTTCAAACCTTGTAGATACTTTTGAAAACACACCAGCTTCTTCACCAAGTTCTAGTAAACCATAATGTCTATCTAGTCCTGTTTTGTATGTTAACTTAACATCAATCATTGCATTTTCTTTGGTCAATCTTGACTTATAATTTTTACAATGAATAATATTACCAATAACTTCGGTACCATCTTTGTCTTTTCTTTTACTTAGATATATAATTGATGAAGCGGCGTACTTCAAACCTGAACCACCACCCATTTCTTTTTGTGGGAACATAGAACCAATAACATCATATGTATGGTTGGTCATAATCATTGGAATGCCAGCCTTACCTAATTTTAATGTTAAAACTCTGAATGTAGATTTTACAATTTGAGACCTTGTCATATCTCTTGTTTCTTTACCAGCAGCCGTATCTTCCATTTCTTTTGTAGTCGATAACATACCCAAACTATCTAATACAAACAGTAAAGGTTTTCTATCTGACTCTTTTTGGCTTAAATATTTTTCAATCACTTTAATTGATTGACTTCTAAATTCTTGTACAGTTGCAACCGGAACAATTACCATTCTAGTAGCGTCAACACCTCTAGCTTCAATCATACTTTTTGAAATTGCACCCTCTGATTCAAAATAGATAACACCAGCTTCTTTGTTTACATCTAAAAAACTTTTACAGATACCTAATGCAAAGAAGGTCTTTCCTGTCGCAGCTTCTCCGGCAATTGCCGTAATTTTGTTTGCTGGCATACCACCATATATACTACCTGATAGTAACGCATTGAACGAATATGAGCCTGTGTCAATGAAACTGGTTACATCTGCACTATCAACACCCTCACTTACTAAACCAGCATATTCATTGCCAGTTTCTTTAATTATATCTTTTAAAAAATCACTCATATTTTCTCCTTAGTTATGTATAATATACACTATTTGTTTCAATTTGTCAAGCCTATTTTAATATCTCAACTTCACTATTCGTTTCAATGACAACTCTTGCACCACAAGGTAGAATAGGTTTCTCACTACCACCATATCTAACTACACTATCACCTAAGATTTTAACTTCGTGACAATATCTATTAGTTTTACCTTGTTTAACTGTAATAACAGGTTCATTGGTACCGTGTTTTTTGTTAGCTCTAATGACATGTTGATTGACATGTATGTAAGTTTTCGCTTTCTTCATCTTATAATATCTATCTTACTATCTTTAGTCCAGACCTCTAGGTCATTTCTAAGACGACCATCCTTATTTAGATTGTCAAATCTTTTTATGGCCATTTTTCTCCACCATTCTATGATTTCTTTTTCATTATATCTGTCATAGTTTGGTGCCTTAACTATATCTTGTGTCTTACCATTTACAATGTCTATAAAGTTTTCTATACCATAGTTACTTGCATAATATCTTTTTTGTTCGGTAAGATTTTTAGCATTTGCAATCGTAAGTTTAAATTTTTCTAAGTCATCACCTTCAAGTGTTTTCTTACATAGACCAATAATGCCGGTGGTCATTTTAAGTTTACGACTTGAAGCATCCGCTTTTACTAACTGACCTTTACCAATAATATTTTCAACATAGTCTACCATATCTAAGTATGGTTTACCATGCAACATAGGAATAAAATCTGACATTGTATTGCCTTTGTATCTTAAAAATGGTTTCATACCATCATACATTGAGGCACCTTTTGTTTTCCCATATAAAGATGTGGTTTCAAACAACACCAAGTTCATGTCATACTTCTTGTTTAACATCTCTCTAACTTGATGTGAACAACATAGACCAGCCAATAATTTACCACCAAGATAATTAAAACCAAATGGCTGGCATGGTACAATTACAAAACCCATAATAGCAGTCTTGTTAAATACTTTTAAATCAGGTACATTACCTAACATATCGTTTCTAGGTTTACAGTTAATAACTGGCGAACCAAATCTCATAAAACCTACAAACTTACCTGTGTTCATTTCTTTTACTGCAAGCTTTAAAGTCTTACCAGGAATACTTGTCATATTACTATGACTTGATATCATATTAATACAGGTGTCCCATGTGTGATTATCTAGTTCTACAACTTGTAAATCCATGTCCTTTGGTGACATAGTAAAATCGCAAAACATATCACTATCAAACCCCATACCAGGAAGACTTGATGGTAATGATTCAATCTGAGCCATCTTTTGGTCACGCATGTATTGGTCTATTCTTTCAAACTGACCAAAGTAGTCATTGAATATACCAGCACAATGTAGTGCCTGTTCTCTATCTAGGGTTTTCGCCATTCATCTTCCATAACATTAATATAGGTACAGTATACACTAAACTCAACCAAAAGGCAAGCTCTAAGTATATCATACTTCATTACCCCAAAAGTCCCAATTCTCTCTGGTTTTCTTACGAGCAAACAGTTCAATATAGGGGCCCGGAACAAGTCTTTCAATTTCACCATGTAAAAGTGGTTTTTCGGAGTGTCGACCTCTTGGTGCAACCACTAATTGAGCAACATCTTTATTGATTCGTTTTGGTCTACCTCTTGTTGCAAGTAAACACATTTCAGGATTACCTCTAGTCCAATAACCTAAACCTGTAAAAAATCCAAGTGTCTTTCTATTTGTTTTTGCCCATGTGAAGCCTACTGTTTTATATTTAAATCCCCATGCGTCAATAACTTTTAATGCTTGGTCTAACATAGGGTCACATACCCACATTAACAATACACAATCCTCATCTGCAATTTCTTTAACTGGCAAATTACAAATATCATTTAGTGACATACATTCATAATGTTTTTCAGGACTTTTATCTTTGCCTTTATCTGACCGTGTTCTAAACAACCATGGTGGGTCTGCATAGATTACTTTATATTTTTTGTTTGGTAAATCAGCCAAAGAAACTCTCCGTTTTAGTTGTTAA